AAAAGTATGTCCGCTTTCGTCCAGTGTGACATTTTCATTGACTTTAACCCCAGCATGTTTGAGAATTTTGGCCAAGGGGTCATCATACTCTGGATAAGCAGGCTCATGTGAACCAGCAGGATCTTCAGTCTGATTGTGCGGATCTTGTGCATCATCGTATGCAGTTTCATCCACTGGTTTTAAGTCAGTTTGATCTGGTTCTCCTGCAGCAGAGTTTTTCCATTCGTCAACTTCTTGATCGTTTTCACCTTGTTCAACATCTGCAGGATTGGTTGCATCAGGAGGATTCATTGCGTAATCAGCATCCACATCCAGTCGATTTACAACCTCTGCCACATCAGGATGATCACTCAACTCTTGCATACGCAAGAATACCAATTCACGGCAATCAGCATTGGCATCACGATCAGCAAGATTATGCAATTGATCAAACAACACATCATCACCTAGCAGGTCATACAATTCTTCTGTGGCATTGGTAGCATCAGCACCCACTCTGAGTTCTTTTTGCATGAGTTCAATTAGTTTGTCTTGTTTTTCAGGAGTGTCTGGTACTGACCATGTTCCTTCTACCAGGCGGTTGGCCCAGGCTTCAAATATGTTGGCTTCTTTCATAGCTTGTCCTTGTTGTTGTATACGGGCCAGCAATGGTAATGCTGCCTCAATTCTTGAATCTATACTTTGTGTCACAAATAGATTCTTCAGTCCTTCAATTACCACATCCTGTTCGGTTATCTCTGCAGGTTGCCAGTTTTCAAAATAGTTTGTATAGCCTTGACTGGCGCCAAGTCCTTTGATCACTCGTTGTAAATTTTCGTAATAGGTATTGGTTTCTTCGACCAGTTGTCCTGTGTCACCTTCAAATATCTGTCCGTGATTGGCTCTACGAAAACGACTCAGCACATTGAGTTCTTCAACCATGCCCACAATGTGTTGACCACGCGGGTCATAGGGTTTGCCGCCTTGACGCACATGCTCTAGCATGGCGCGGCCACCTGACAGTTTGGTAAATGGCAATTTAAAACGTTCGCCATCGGCAGTTTCAATATACAGACTTTCTACATAACGAAAACGTGCGTCATTTTCGCCTAAGGGACGTTTGTGTTTGACCATGAGTCTGGCGTCAGTGGCTGGTCCTAACCAACTGGTGGTTCTATTGCCTGACCAAGATTCAAATAAGCCTTCTTTGATTGCAGCCTGACCTTGCATGCTGTATCTCAATCGGTTGATGTTCTTTATGCCAAAACTCATGTGGTTTCTGATGCTAAAATCTTTGAGTTGTTCTAGGAAACTAAACCAGCTTTGTTTGTCTTCGCCTTCCATGGTCTTGCCCACATTGTCTGCACAGAACACAGTGAGTTCTCCGTCATCACCTAGCAATATTACAATGGTTCCGTAATCTTTGCCAGACTCTGCACGAAACTCAAAACTAAACATTTCTGCTTGTTTGGGATCCGGAGCAGGTTTTCCACGGACATCCAGCATGTTGGGATCAAAGTCTCTGCTGGTCAAGAGATCAAAAAGTTTAAGAGCGGCGTTTTGCTGTGACATAGTAGTGTATTTAGTCGTTATCTACGTATACTGATAAAGGGCATGGGTGCAATAATAACATCTCCGTGATCACGCATTTGACTGTCCATTTCTGTGTGATATGTTTGTAGCAGTTGCATCATGCGCACTGCCAACAAGGATGCCATGACCAAATCGTCAGTTTCTCCTGGTTTGGCAGCATAACTTACTCCGTGTGCCACAAATGTTTTTAATTCTGAAATCAGTGGCATACTACGTATTTTCATTCGGCTAGATTCTATCAGCGTTTTGAATTTATTGCAAGCAGCCAATTTAAGCTTTTGCGTTGTGTTAAAACCTTTGCGATATCTACGCCCAGAGCTGCCACTGTTAGGGTCACTTAAAAAATAGCCTTCGATGTTTTCTTCGCCATACTCTGCAATTGATATCAGTGCTGCCTCGCCAATAGTATTGTTTTCAATACTGTAGTAGATTTTTTGTGGATCTTTTACAGTTTCATTTATATGCTTGCATATATCAGTGAGTATTCTTATTTGTTCTGGTATTGGTGTTCTATTATGCCGCCATTCACCAATTTGTTCTGTGGTATTGGCTTCAAATATCTGTATGGCTGCAGGATCTCCTCCTGTGCCTAGACTGGGATCCAATGCAACTACGTACATACGATCAGGCTTGGGTCGTTGATACCAACGCACCTGCCCTGTACGATATGCAGGTTCAATGCCGTACAATTCAATCAGTTTGGTAGGAGCTATCAAGGTCTCATCGTTGATAATGAATTCGCAGTCCATTTCGCGGCGAAAACGATCTTCGCCTAGCTGTGCTCGTTGTTCTTCAGCCCACTTTTGATCACGGTCTGGGTGTTCGTGCCAGTAACTGCGATAGGCTTTAAATCCATTTACACCAACTTGGGTAGGATTTCCGTAGCTGTCTTCGCAACGATTAGCACCCTTCCACAGCAGTGCAAATTGATCTTCGTCTGAGTTAGGAGTGCTGGTAATAATTGCCTTACCACCAGTGGCCAAGGTAGGAGATATAGAAGTCCAAAATTCTTTGGCTATACCCGGACGCACAAATGCAAACTCGTCTGCATATAGCAGGGATATTGACATACCCCGGCCGGTATTCTCTGTAGTGGTTGCACTTACTATACGCGACCCGTTTTCAAAATCTAAATTGCCTTTATTATAGCTGGTACATCCAGCACGAATGTGATCTGGACACAGTTCATAGGCGTATCTTATGCGTTGCATGATTTCTTGTGATCCTGTGTATTTGTGGGCCGCAATAAGAATTGTTGAGTCTGGCACAAACATTGCATACCATAACAAGTAACCGGCAGCACTGGTTGACTTGCCAGTTTGTCGAGGCATCATTGATATTGAAAATCTATGATTGTGATATGTTTCAATTAGACGTTTTTGATATTCAAACGGATGATACAACATTTTCCCACGTGTTGGATGTTGTATAAAAAAATAGTTGTCAAGAAAATACATAGGCCCTGTGTCAGGGTCTGCGCATTTTATAAATTCTTCTAACTGGTCTTCTGTAAAACTTTGACGTTTATGAGGCGCTTTAACTAAAACTGCTTCTGCGGCCATAATAGCTCTCCAAATTCTGGCCAAAGTCTGGCAAACTCGCCAGCTTTGTCTGGATGATACTTTGTTTCAATATCAGCAACAAATGTTTTTAAATTATCTAATTGAGCAACATTTGTTTGCTTTTTTGTATTGTATGTTGCAATTGCTGAATCAAAAATATCTTGTTCTTGGGTATTTAATTTAAAATTATCATATAATTTTTGAATTTCTTTTGCAGCTAATTCTGCAATTTCGCAACCATAGTTTCTAGGATCTAATTCTTTTGGATTTCCAAGATTTTGCCATTGAATTGATAAATTTCTTTTTTGTGCAAAAGTTTTAAATTCATATAATCGTGTGGCATTATATAAATTATAAACTGCATGTATACCTCCCCAATGGCCGTTATTTTTCATAAGATCTTGTACTATATCAAGATTATGCAACATTAATTCCCAATTACTACCGTATCTCACATATTCAAATTTATCGCCTATGTTGTCAAAACTAATAGACCACCCAACGCGTCGGCGTTTGCTAAGTTTTTTAAAAATTTGATTGTTTTCTAAAGGGCTACTCAAATTTGTTATTATTGTAACTACACAATCTGTTGGTATAACATCCAACAGTTTTTCATTTTCTGGTAACAATAATGGCTCGCCACCTACTAGTGCAACTTCTTTAATATTATCATAATGTTTTTTAATAAAATCACATACATCAATATAATAATGTCTTGTATTAATAATCTTATGTGGATGTATAATTGTTGTTATTTTTTTTATTCCTGCCCATTTTGAACTATCAAGCGGTCCACAATAATTACAACTTAAATTACAAGTATTGTTCCATCTTGCATCAATTATTGTGGGGTATTCGTAATCTAAACCGGCCTGAGCAAAATTAAAATTTTCATTGACATTGTTATGCCAGGAACGCTCGCTGTTATTGCCATGACTTTCTCGGTCTATGCAGTTTGAACAATAATCATGAGTTTGCCCTTGACGTATAACGCGTCGAATTTCTTTTAATTTAGGACCATTGAGAATTTCTTCTATACTTTGACTATT